TGATTGGTGCAGTGTGGATTGGTCGCACTGATCAGTAAGCGGTAAGGGTTGGGGGCTGCGGCTCCCACCCTTTGATACCAGTTATGTGTCCTCGCGCGCGCAGCGTGTGCGTGGGCTGAGGCTAAGCGGCTAAACAGTGCCTCACACCCCTCTGAACCTTTACTTTATGAGCCAGTATCAGGTATATATATTCTATGCCAAGCAATTCTGCGAAGCATAAACAAACGGAGAAGTAATCATGTCTAAAGCAAAACCCTCTGAAGTGGTAGTGCCCGAAGTAGTTCAAATTAAGTCAATGCGTGACGTTGGATTCCAGCACGCAAAGATAGGCGATACCCTGCGTTCGATTGCTATCGCTGCCTATGAGCGTGAGCCAAGCCTCCCGAAAGAAATGTCTGAACAAGGGCAGGCAGAGTACTTTGCAGGTATTGATCAGCGTTACAACGACATAAACCCTGCCAAAACGTATTTTATGCTCGATGGTAAGTATGTCGAGGCGGCAGCGTTTGATGATGGTGCTGACGTATCTAAACTTGAATCAATTCAGATAGGTGTTAACTACGCCATGTCAATGTCTGGTCAAGCGTTTGGTGCGCTGCGTAACGCTAAGGCAGACAGTTATAACCCTGAGTTATATAAGGTAGTAGGCGAGTGGCGAGACAAGGTTAGCAAGTATCGCAGCGCCAAACTGAAATCCCTCAAAACTGAAGTTAAGAAATATCTAAACGAGGGCAAGACTAGTACTCGCGCTGCCACTGACGATTTTATGACATGGGTAACGGAAACATGGTTAGGTCAGGCAGAGAGTCGCTGCAAGGTATCAATCTCGCAGCGTGGCGATACTACGGCGAGTAACGAGGCTTTTAAGTACGCTAAGGCAGCGTTTCTGACAGAGTATAAGAAACGCATGGCTAGTAAGTAAGACTTAACCCCGCAGGGCTTCGGCTCTGCGGGGTTTTTTTTCGCCCCGAATTTGGGGCTTGAGACCAGTTATCTAGGTGTGTGCGTGGAATGTGTATGTTCTGCGTGATGTCCGACAGCGCCTAGACTTGAGACCAGTTATGTGCCTCTGTGCGCGTAGCGTGTGCGTGATCTGCGTGAGCAGCAATACTAATTAGCGGTTCAGCTATCTGTGAAGGCTTAATTAGCGTTTTTGCCTCGTTTATTTTTTAACATCACTAGATGTGATGTTAACTTATTTTTTTATATTTGTCAATACTTTTTTAATTATTTATTTTTAGTATTTTTACCCTGTTTATTTTTTAACATCACTAGATGTGATGTTAACATTTTTAAATTCACTTGTCAACACTTATTTTCTAGGTGTTTACCCTAATAAATTTGTTCCATGTTCCGGTTTTTGTTCCAAGCTGTAACTTTACTTGGAACAGGTTTTTGCTATATAAATCATAGACTTACGTGATTTGTTCCAATGTTCCAAGGTTTTTGAGGTAATGTCCAAAGATTTTGCATTTTACAGTTCAACAAGACTCTGCAGCCATCGTCTAATAAAAGCAGAACTGATAAGTTTTCTGCAAACCTCCCGAAAACCGCACGTGAGCCTATATCCTCTAAAATCTATGGAACATTGGAACATCTACTACTACTACTACTATTTTTTAATAAATAATATATATAAATCAAGTACTTACGATTTTGACTCCACTCAAAAACGCCCTTTTTCTGATCTATATGTCAAGTTAAAAAATTGGAACAACTGGAACACTTGGAACAACTTTTTTACCCCTCATTTGCACACCACAATACTGCATAACATACTACACAGTACTCTATCCTATACATCATCTAGCAAACACTTAGCCCACTAGTCGGCACAACCCACGCCCACCCCTGCCAAGCTAAATAACTTTTTTACCTGAACCCCTTGTACTATATGTAAAGTTAAAGTATAATATCAGTTGGTGGGGGGTGAAACTATTGTATGACTCACAACACACCAACAACCTTAACTAACGCTTCACACAACCCTGAACTACTAATCGGAGAATCACCATGCAATCACCTAAAGATCAGATGCAGAACATCGTTGCCCAACACTTCGCCCAAATCCGCGCCGCTGTTGCTCAGCCACAATCCGTTTTCATCCTGTATCGCAAACAAATATCTTCAACATCACAGTACGACAGCAAGGTCGCAATCCAAGCCTATACCCACAGATCAACTGCTGAATACGAGATGCACATCTGCATCCAAGGCGATGACTATGACGTAGCCACAGGCAAGACATGGGTGAATGATTACGAGTACGTGATCGAAGAACTCAAGCTATCCCGCCACAAAGAATTCTAAATACAACCGGCAATAAGTACTAAAGGAAACTATCATGGATGAATTACTTGAACAACAAGCCAAAGGTATTTGCCTGCAATGCGGCGATGACTTCGATTGGGCGCGGTACAAACTTGGCTATAAGGTCTGCAAGCTATGTGGGGATAAGTTAGCCCACAGTGTGCGCCGCTGTGTCGTGCCGATGCACAAGAGTAACTACGTGATGCTCACAGATTTGCAGGACTTAAAGGGTATCAACAACAAGGGAGGGCTACACAGATGAAAACGGGAATCAGAATACCTATGAATAAAAAGTTACTTAGACGAGAGTACGGTGACAAATGCCCCGACTACGACAAGGACTGCGTGGTGTGTCGGGCATGGATGTCGTTCGAGAAGCTTAAAGGCAAGTATGTGATTGAAGAAGTTAATCGTGAAGCGTTATTTAAATTCCTTTGGAGTGATGACAATGAGTGACTTAAACGAGATCGTAGGCAAGACCGTGGTGAAGATAGACCACATTGATAACTTTGATGGGGGCATAGTCATTGCCTTTTCTGACGGTACTTCCTTGGCTGTTACTGAATACACACAGACGGGTAAGTTAGATGTTTCTTACCACAACGAAGTCTCAACAAAGCCGACAGTCCAAAAGTGGGTGGACTTTGCTGAACAGGCAAGGGCTAAGTTAGCCCTCGACATACTGAATGACGCAGATGTTATGCAGGAGTTTGATAACGAGGTGTGGATTAAGGTTGATAAGGAAATGTGGAACGAGTTTAACGGTGTTACAGATGACGAGGAGGATGACGATGCCTAAGCCAACACCATTTAAAATCATCAGCGACATTATCTCTAAGACCACACACCCGTGGGAGTATGAGCCTGACTTGTACGAGTGGACATACAGGGGTGTCGAGTGCATAGCGCGGAGAAATATGCAAACGGGTTCGTGGTGCGGGTACGTGGATTTGCCACGCGAGGTGTGGGAGAAGTTTTATCTGCTAAAACTCAACCTCACTAATACACTAGAGGAAATAATAAACGTACACGGCGGCGTCACGTACGCAGAGAATAGCTTAGACAAGGATGCGTTCCGTGTTGGGTTCGACTGCACCCATGTGGGTGACAAGATGCCGAAGATGTTTAATGCAGAGACAGCTATGGCTAAAAAACTAGTTGAGGATGAGGTGTACCGCGATCTAGCCTTTGTGATTGCCGAGTGCGAGAGCATGGTGGATCAGATACTTAGAGTCACGCAACAGGAATAATTATTTTATATAAACCCCTTGTTCTATATGTAAAGTTAAAGTATAATAGAAGTTATGGAGAGGAGTATCTTATGAACCCGATAGCATCAACCATTGCAGTTATTTTGTGGTCAATCGTAGTTTATTTAATGGTCTATGTTCTTTAACGCTTCACCTACCCCTGAATCACTAACTGGAGAATCACATGAATCAAATCAATCTTGAGAAACCGCAGCACCTCACATCACTCGCATCAAGTGGTGTCCTAGTATCAGTTGAAGTTAAATTGTGGTCAGCCACAAAGCTAGACCAAGGCATCAGCGATGAAGTTACTACATCAAAGAACGCCGTAAGCGCGGCGGGCCGATACACTAAGAACCTACTCGCCAACAACCCGAAGCACAAAGCCTTGATGAACTATCGCCAAACAGTTGCAAACTGGATGAAGCGTATGACCTATGACTGGAACGGTGACCAACATTATTTGCCAACGCCTGATGTGCCGAAGTTTATGGCTGAGTGGCGGCAACATGAGAAAGCATTTGCGTCGTTGTTTAAATCCTTTGACGATAGCTACGAGGACATTATCTCTGACATGGCGTTTCAAGCTGCGGGACTAGGCGATATGTTTAACCGCAACGACTACCCCTCACGCGAGAAGATGCAGAAGAAGTACAGCATCAACCTGTACGTCAACGATGTGCCGATGAACGACTATCGTGTGTTAGTAGCGAAAGATATGGCTGATGAATTGTTCGATGTGTATGCAAGCCAAACTCAACGCATTGTAGAGGGCATTGTCACAGATCAGTTCAAGCGTATGAAAGACGTAATGGAGAGCCTGTCTTACTGTTGTGATGTTGATGAGAGCATTGACAACAATGGTGAGAAGAAGTTTAAGAAGCGCAAGATATACGACACCACAGTTGAGAAAGCCAAGGATATGGTGCGGCTGTACAAGGAATTTAATTTGACAGGCGATGCAGAACTGGCATCAAGTATTGCCATGCTAGAGAATACTTTGCGCGATGTGACGGTTGATATGTTGCGTGAGTCGGACATGGCGCGATTTGAAGTGAAAGAGGGTGTCGATGAGATTCTCAATCGTTTCGGTTCATTTAAGTGTTTCACAGAGTAACCCGCAGTACTAACAACCTTTAATTATCAATTCACCTACCGGAGAAGTCCAAATGAGCAAGATCAATTTCAACGTACCCGTAACCATCGAAGAGTTGCGTACCGCTATCCCCGTCATTGCCGAAGACCTCACAGTTGTGGTACTAAGTGAACCTGGCTGTGGCAAGACCTCGCTGTTATCTATGATAGCCGCAGACAACGGTGACAAGTGGCGCAGCCCCAAGGATGGGAACAGCATTGAAGGCGATAAGTTTGACTACATCTATGTTGATTGTCCTGTGAAAGATATGTCGGACATTGGCATGACTATTCCCAACCACACATCAAAGACTCTAGAGTATTACGTGGCATCGTTGTTCAACCTGAAAGACAGCAAACCCAAGTACATCTTGCTTGACGAGATGATGAAAGCACCGAAGATGTTGCAAGTAATCTTTACGCGACTCGCGCTCGAACGCATGGTGGGTGATGAGCCTTGTCCTGAAGGTTCGCGCATCATTGCAACGTCTAACAATGCTACAGATGGTGTCGGTGATGGGATGCTTGCACATGGTATCAATCGTGTTTGTATTGTGCAGATGCAGAAACCGAAGGCTAATCCTTGGTTGAAGTGGGCGGGTGAGAATGGTATCTCTCGCATTATTCGCTCATGGGTAGCAGCTAATCCTCGTTGTCTGAATAGTTACACAGACGAAGGGCAAGAGGATAACCCATACATCTTCAATCCTAAACGTGCGATGACTTCCTTTGTGTCTCCGCGCAGCTTGGCGAAGTGTGATGTGGTGGTGCGTAACCGCGACATCATTGGTGATAACGCTACGACAGCGTTTCTTGCAGGGACTATCGGTGCATCCGCAGCTAAGGACATGGCGGTGTATATGTCGTTGGATAAGAAATTACCTAGCGTCAAGGAGGAGATCATCAAAGATCCATTCGGTGTAGAAGTACCGGAAAGTATCGCAGCACAGATGATGATTATGTTTGAAGCGGTAGATGTACTTGAGACGCAAGACGAGATGAGTAAGTTTATGCAGTTCGTCAAGCGTATTGATAGCAATGAGGTGCAGACCATCTTCTTCACTATGGCGATGCGTACAGCCCGTACGGTTCGCTTGGCGCGGAACAACAAAGAGATTAGCGACTGGTGTGTTGCTAACCATCAATATATGTAAGGGGTAAATTATGACTATAGCTGAGATGTTTCTATTGGGATGGGCGGGTCTAACAACAGCTCTCTGGCAGCACAAGGTACGTCAGTACAAGATGTTTAAGTACTCGACTGCAAGCATCATTGAGGAAGTTGTTAGTGGTAAGGCAAAGTTCGTTGTCATTGACAACGGTGACAGTAAAACATTTACAGTTCAAGAGGTGAAGTAATGGATGATAAGCAAACAGTGCGTGTGAAACGCGCACACATCACTATGATGAAGCACCCACAGACAGCACTCTATTCGGGTGTGATGTTGATGGGTAAAAGCGAGGTGAATGAGGGTAAATTTACTGCATACACCGATGGGTTCAATAAGAAGTATTGCGCTAACTTCATGTATAAGTTAAATGAGCCACAGGTACGGGGTGTTGTCTTGCTTGAGAATCTTCATGTATTACTTAAACATCTATTGTTCGGCTTAGATATGTTTAAGAAGAACAAGATGATCGCTAACATCGCTGCTGACTTTGTGGTCAATGCAATCATCAAGGATATTGACGCGAAGATCAATGGCGAGTTGCTTGTGGACTTGCCCGAAGGTGGTTTATATGACCCGATGTTTAAGGGTTGGTCTATGCGTGAGGTATTTAATTATATCTACAAGGAGAACCCAAGCGGCGGAGATGAAGAAGGTGATGATGACAGCGGTGGCGGTGGCGGTGGTAATGAGGATGGTGATGATGGTAGTGGAAATAATGGTTCAGAGGGGGGTGAACCGAAACGTAAGAAGATCAAGGTCAACGGCAAGGAGTATGACGTATCAGATCAGTTCGATGAGCATGACTATGAGTCAGCTAAGAAAACACCTGAAGAAGTCAAAGAGACTGACGAGCGTATTGATCGCGCTATCCGCGAGGGTGGCATTCTTGCGGGTCGTATGGGTGGCAATATCCCACGCGCTATCTCAGATGTGCTTGAGCCTAAGATCGACTGGAAGGCGGTCATGCGTGAGTTCGTCAGTTCTGCAACCAAGGGTAAAGACGAGTTTACTTGGCGCAAGATGAATAAGCGTCAGTTGGCTAATGATATGTACCTACCAAGCGTAGAGGACGAGACGGTCGGTGAGATCATCTACGGCGTAGATACATCAGGGTCTATCAGTGATGAGGACTTGTCGAGGGTGGCAGGGGAACTGGCATCGCTGTGTGAGTTGTGTCAGCCTGAACGGGTTCGTGTGCTGTGGTGGGATACAGAGGTGCATGGCGAACAAATCTTTGAAGGGGACTACACCAACATCGCTAAGATGCTCAAGCCCCAAGGTGGTGGTGGTACGAAGGTATCCTCAGTTAGTGATTACATCACCAAGAAAGGTATTACCGCAGAGTGTCTCATTGTGCATACCGATGGTTACGTGGAGAGCAACATCGACTGGAAGTTAAAGCTACCCACGCTGTGGTTAGTGACGATGAACCGCAGCTTCGATCCTCCCGCAGGAAAGAAAGTAATGGTTGATGAATAACACTTCACCCTACGGTGAACCCTTAATTAACGGAGAAGAAAATGATGCAAGCTTTGTATTACAACAGACTTTACGAGCAAACATTAGATCAAAAACCCTATCGCGGCACGTACAACCGTTTCCCTGTGGATAAACGTACACAGTCAAATAAGTATTTTCTTGTTGAGGAGGAAAACAATGAGGATGTTTACCGTGTGTTCTACGGTGAGCGACAGGTGTACACAAAGATCAGCAAGGAAGCAGCCGATTTTTACAGACGCAAGGCGAATGCGCGGGTGGCTCAGCGCGGTAGTCCTACGTCACCTACGTTTTATTTACTTGAGACTGAACCGAACGATGTATGTGTTGTGCGCCCTGATAACACGCTTGAGTTTACTGCCCATCACTTGAACCAAGGGGAGAATAATATTTTAACGAAGTGGTCGCATGGTTACTTCGAGACAAGTATTAGGCATGGGGGTGTGGTGTATGTAGGAAGTAGTGGTAAAAATATATTTCATCCGATATGGAAGGGCGCGAGGTTTCATATGGAGACTAGCCAACCGTACAAACCGTATCAAGTATTTGGGTTAGCTGTGAAACGTAAGGCTGCCAAAGATCACTTCAAGTTATACGAGAAATTCTTTACTGTTGCACGAACAATGTCGTTGGCAATGGAGTGGGAGGTCTTTCGCCGTACCGCCATAGAAGTTATTGACGAGCATATAGCTAATTTCAACTGGGATAATCTGCATGGGTGGTTTGACCCTGTACGTCAAGAAGATTTCATAACAGCAGGGAAAAGCTTACAGGACAGCGCACCGCTTGATGCGTACATCCTTTACTTGTGCGGGTATAACTACAACGTATTAAATAGGATTCATACAAATAAACATTTTAGTGGATGGGAAAAGGATGGGAATATGGCTACGCTTTATTCAGGTTTTCACCATAGGATCAAGCAAGATATATACAAGACAACGCCCGAGTTGTTCAAGGAAGTTGAGTACGAAGCGGGTAAGCAATACCCTGCAAACAACTGGGGTATCAAAGTATTAGTTGATGGTCAACAAGTTAAACAGTATTAATCCAAGGAGAAGTAAATGAGTTACACCGTGAAAGAAACAGATATTAATCTTGCTATGGCAATTGCCACGAGCGAATGTAAGTTGCTCGTCCGTGAAATATGTTTTAAGTATGACCTCAAGGTTATGTGTACTGTCGAACGCAGAGAAGCAATAGACAACAAAGCGTTCTTACTTGTGCGTGATGGATGGAATCCTATTGGTGAGGTCTACTCAAGAATCTTGCGCGACAACGATGGTAAAGAGTTTACTGAGTATTGTTTTTACTCACACTACTATGAGAAGGCGCGGGGTAAAAACACCGATGATCGACACACGCTACGTAGTAAAAAGATTTCTTCACTGATGACAACAATCAAGAAGATGAAAGCTATTCCGTCTGATGCTGTTGCTACGATGCGTAAACACACCATGCAATGGGGACAGAATGTATCTTCCTATGAGGGTAGTTTAGGACGAGAAAGGAAGTCAGTATCAGACGCAGGGTTTCATGCGAGTGATTTGCAAGCGATGATGGAATACGTACTAGGGGAAAGTCCTAATACAAATATGACCGCAGCAATCCAAGATAAATGTAAAATAGCACTTGACAAATACAAACAGATTGATAAACTGAACGTGGCTACTAGAGAGGAAATGTCTCGGCTATTTGACACAGCGTTTTATGTAGTAGGTGCTAATCATGCTGATACTCTTGTCGTAGGTATAGCGCGGTGTACTAATACTCTGAGTGCTAGTTCAAGAAGTGCCTATGAGTTTGAGATGGTCAAGCCCATCAAGCAAGTAGACAACCTTGAGGAGTTTCCTGAATTGTTATCTGTTATGACTATGTGGAAATCGCAACGTGAAAGTGAAGGCAGCAATAGGAAATTACTTGGGGGAGTGTTACCCACTACTACATCAACGGTTAATAAGGAACTTGATCTTGTCATTGACTACGAATATGGTACTACTGCCTACCATTTCGCTTGGATGATGACACCATGCAGCGACCCAAGTTAACTCCGGTAGTACATAGAACCGTTAATGGTACGCATCGTGTATCTTTGCGCGAAGAAGATGGTGAGTATCAGTTGCAAGTAGACGATCACTACGTGCGTAGATACGATGTAGATACATTACCGGATGAGATCAAGGTACGACTAGCGATGATCAAAGCCATACCAATATTAGAGGTCTTCACTGATGACGAGTTGTATTTCAACAGTTTTTCTTTCTATGAAAACAATCATAGCAAAGACTTAGATGACGTTGGGTGGCGTGTGACCAAGAACTTGTATTGCCTTGTGTTACCTACGACTTTACTGAATAAATTAAAAGGTGAGAGATGAATACATCAAGCGAAGTGATCGAGTGGGTAGGGTATTTTTACTTGGGCGTTGCGTTAATCTTATGGGTGCTGAAATGAGCGCAACTAAACCGCCGTTGTACCGACAGACCGTACCGCCCGAAGATCATGGCAAAGTCATCACTAGCAGGTACTACAGCGTCAAGCCTGAGTCACATCACTTAGGTATGATGCTGAACCCGTATTACAAAGAGTGCAACATCCGCATCGACTGGGGTGTTGATGGTGGTATTTACAAAGTGGAGTGGCAAAATGACTGAAGATGAAGCATGGCAAGAACTTGAGCGCAAGCAACGGATGCAGCAAGCCTATACGCTAGAAGCAGAAGCACAGCAGCGGGCTGCGTATTTCATTATGGATATGAACAATGCCGAACTGGGTATCATGACGCTACGCAAAGCGTACGAGATCGGGTATCGTGCGGGTGTGTACGCAGCGCAGAGGAAGAAAGATGAGTGAAACAAAACTATCTGTAGGAAAAGCTTTACAGAAGATTGGGCGTGGCTCAGCTAGTGCAATATCAAGGATGACAGGCAGACCTATTAAGTCTGTGCTGTCTACGCTCAAGACCTTGCATGACAGAAGCAAAATTCATATTGGTGAGTATGAGATTAACAAGCGTGGGCAAGTAACACGTATATGGTTTTGGGGTGATGGTGATGACAAGCGAGAGCCAGTCATTGTGAGCAACAAACAAATATTTATCCCCCGCCCCGATGAAGCAGCAGCATGGTTAAGGAATCCAGTATGACCCCCGAAGCAAAGGTGAAAGAACGAGTAAAGAAAGTATTAAAAGAAATCGGTGTTTACTATGTAATGCCGGTAACTGGTGGCTATGGTGTGTCAGGCGTACCTGACTTCCTAGTTTGCTATAACGGTTTGTTCGTAGGCTTAGAGTGCAAGGCCGGGAAGGGTAAGACCACAGCGTTACAGGAGAAAACCTTATTGGATATTAGAAAAGCAGGTGGTATGTCGTATGTTATTAACGAAACAAACATCTCAATACTAGAGGATATATTAAATGGAACAGCAGAATCAGAACAACCTATCTAATACAACATTCAAATACGTCAGTGGCTCAAACGTGCAAGCAGTGTGGCGCAAGTACGGGTGGACTCCGCCCTCAGAGTACCGCAATGACTATGCCTTTAAACACAATCGGGAGGCACTAGAACTTAATGGATGATGAAGACCTAAGAGATTTGTTTGCGGGCATGGCACTACAAGGATTAACTAGTAGAGGTGTCACGGATGGAAGTGAGCCACGTGTTGCTACGTGGTGTTATGTCCTAGCTGATGAAATGATTAAGGCGAAGTATGCCGAGAAAGAACCCGAAGTGGGTATTACAGCAATTAAACGTAAGTACACAAAACAGGAGAAGTAAAATGAAACGCAATAAATTAGAGCAAGTCATTGAGATGTGCAGACAAGGGCTTACACCCGCTATGATTATTAAAAAGACAGGGCTATCAAAAAGCTATGTCTACAATGTTCGCAGCAAGCACAAGGCTGAGATCGAAGCCAAGCCCAAAGTTAAGCCTCTTACTATAGATGAGGTTAGTTTAAAAGATTCTCTAGCAAGGGCGCGGGGTGAACCGCCTCTCTCGTTTAAAGTGGCAACACCTATCTCATTCACCACTAGTAACAAGTCAATGACTGATATGGTAAACAGCCCTCCGCACTACACCAAAGGGGGCATTGAGACTATCGACTTCATTGAGGCGAAAGAGTTGGGTTATCACCTTGGCAATGTAGTTAAATATATTACACGAAGTGATCACAAGGGCAGTACGCTTGAAGACCTTGAGAAAGCTCAGTGGTATTTGAGTCGTGCAATAAATAATCTCAAGAAGTAATCAGTACTAGGGTGGCGCGTTGCGCCCCCTTTTTTAGCTATACAAAATGCTTATTTAGCAATTCACCTTACCCTGAAGTCTTAATTGGAGAATGCCGTGTTATCAGCAATACAAATATTAATCGAAAGAACCAAGACCCATCCTGAAGAATTTGAGGAAGGGCAATTAAATAAATATAGTAAGTGGGGCGATTTAATAAATAACTTTAGCCCCTGCATGACTCAAGAAGAAAGAGAAGCACTAGCCGCAGCGATGACTGAAGCTAAACGTACGCTGTTCAACGAAGCCGTGATGAAACGCTTGGTGGGTACTGATGCTATGAGTAGCATTGACGAAGCTATGGCAGCTAAAACAAAGGGGTTTGGCTCAAAACCCAAATCAATACTAACTATGAAACAAATAACTGAAGATTCGCTGAAGATACTTGAAGATGAGTATGACAAACACGTAAAGATACATACTAAAAGCTATGTCAAGGCATATGACATAAACACCGACAGCTACACTCTGACACAGGTGAATAAATGAACACAGGCATACAGATACTTATTGAGCGCATGAAGACTAACCCCGAAGAGTTTATAAGGGATGAATGGGGCAGAATGGTAAGAGATTATTGGGAGTATATGTTGCCCGAGGATAAAACTGCGTACACATTAGCTTATAACGCGATGATGCAAGATCAATTCACCGAGGCGGTGATGAAGAAACTAGCGGGTGTGGGTGACGAGGATGGTGTCGAGGCTTCACACAATGACGTAAACCCTCTGAGAAAGATACGTATGCAAGGCAGTAACTTTGCTAAGACCTTAGGATTTAAATGAGCTTCATCACACTAGACTTTGAGACGTACTACGCCCAAGACTACACACTTAGCAAGTTGACTACTGAAGAGTACATTAACAAAACTAAGTTTGAAGTAATTGGCGTAGGAGTGAAGGTTGACGATGCGCCAGCCGTCTGGTTCTCAGGCAGTCGTGAGGAAACAAAGTCATTCCTGATGCAGTTTGATTGGGCTGAGAGTGCTTTGCTATGCCACAACACAATGTTTGATGGCGCAATCCTTGCATGGAAGTTTAATATCAGACCTGCCTTTTATTTCGATACCCTGTGCATGGCGCGATCCATACATGGGGTAGATGCAGGCGGGTCACTCAAGGCTCTTGCTGAACGCTACGAACTGGGCGCGAAAGGTACTGAGGTAGAGGATGCCAAGGGTAAGAAACGTAAGAACTTCACACCTGAAGACTTAGCGCAGTATGGTGAGTACTGCAAGAATGACGTTGACCTCACGAAGGCTCTTTTTAAGGAACTGGCATCTAATTACCCGCCTGAAGAATTTTCTCTAATTGACATGACGTTGCGGATGTTTATTGATCCTGTACTTGAGGTTGATGACGCAATGCTTGAGGATCGTCTAAATGAAGTACGCCAAGAAAAGCTGGCAATGCTTGGCACGTTGATGGAGAAATTAAAGTGCGATACCGAGGAAGCGGTGCGTAAAAAGCTCGCAAGTAATAAACAGTTCGCTGAGTTATTACAAGAGTATGGCGTACCCGCGCCAACCAAGCAAAGTAAGACCACAGGCAAGGAGACGTTCGCCCTCGCTAAAAACGATGAAGGGTTTATATCGTTGACCGCACATGAAGACCCATTTATTCAGCAGTTGTGTGCAGTAAGGCTTGGGACCAAATCCACCATAGAAGAGTCAAGGATAGAGAGATTCATAGGCGTTGGCGCACGTAATAGGGGGCGCTTACCTATCCCACTTAAATACTACGGCGCACATACAGGTCGTTGGTCAGGGGTAGATAAGGTTAACTTTCAAAACTTGCCAAGCCGTGACAAGAAAAAGAAGACGCTAAAGAACGCAATCATTGCGCCGTTCGGTCATGTGGTGATTAACTGTGACTCCTCGCAGATCGAAGCGCGGGTGCTTGCATGGTTGGCGGGAGAGGATACCTTGGTGAAGTCGTTTGCTGACGGTGAAGATGTGTACTCCGTGTTTGCATCAAAGATTTACAAGCGCCCTATATCTAAGGCTGATCCTGTTGAGCGGTTTGTGGGTAAGACTTGTATCTTGGGGCTTGGCTATGGAACAGGAGCGTTAAAACTACAACACACCTTGAAGACTACGCCACCGGGTGTAGAACTAGATGAAGCTAAGTGTAAAGATATTGTTGAGCTATACCGACAAACAAACGCCAACATTATCCAGTTGTGGCGTGACGGGGATACCATGCTAGGTAAGATAGCTGAGTGGGATGACGAGAAGACCAACGAGAGTTGGTACGGTAAGCATAAATGTCTACGGGTAACCAAAGAAGGTATACGCCTACCCAACGGACTGTATATACGCTATCCTGATCTAAAGAACATCAGCAAAGAAGACGAGAGAAAGCAGCACGTTTATTCTTCGCGCAAAGGAACGGTGAACTTATGGGGCGGCACAGTGGTGGAGAACGTAGTCCAAGCCTTGGCGAGGATCATCGTCGGGCAGCAGATGCTAGAGATACAAAAAAGGTACAAAGTAGTCCTCACGGTACACGATGCGGCTGTATGTGTTGTGCCAGTGGAGGAAGTCCAAGAAGCGATTGGGTATATTACCCAAGTTATGTCTATCGCGCCCGAGTGGGCTAAGGGTTTACCCGTGGCTTGTGAAGCTAAGTACGGGGACTCATATGGCGAGTGCTAAATATAGTTGCAGAATGTATTGCCGAGCGCACGTTTTCTGTGTAATATGTACAGACAAACTTTTCAAAGGGTAACTATGGACTTCACGTGGTCGTTCTCATCGTTAAAGGAATACGTTAACTGTCCTAAGCAATATCAAGAAACTAAAGTACTAAAGCGTTTCTTCAAACGTGTAACACCTGAGATGACCTATGGCAATGAAGTCCATAAAGCCCTTGAGAACTACGTCAAAGACGGTACGCCACTTGCTGAGAACTACAAGCGGTTTGCAGGGATGCTTGACACTTTACTGGCAATTGAAGGGATTCGTTACCCTGAGTACAAAATGGCGCTTGACCGTAAAGGCAATGAATGTGAGTACAACGGTAAAGATCGGTGGGTGCGAGGTATTGCAGATTTGATAATCATTGACGGAAACACGGCTTACATCGTTGACTACAAGACAGGTAGCAATAAGTACCCTGATACAAAACAATTGAAACTAATGGCACTAATGGTATTCGCACATTTTTTTCAAGTTGAACACGTAAAGGCTGGGCTGTTGTTCGTGGCTCATGATTCTTTTATAGATGAAGAGTATAAGCGTAGCCAAATTGATGAACTCTGGAATAGCTTTAACGGTGACCTTGCGCGAATGCAAATGTCGTACGAAAATGATGCGTGGATGCCTAACCCTACGCCCTTGTGTGGATGGTGTCCGGTGCGAACCTGCGACTTCCATAAGGAAAGATAATGCCCTACGTTAATAAGCCCCGCCCATATGCAAAAGAATACCAACAGCAACTAGCTAGAGGCGAGAATGATCGCCGCATGGAACGCCAACGTGGTCGGCGTAAGCTAGATAAAGAAATGCCTGACGGTAATGGCAACGGTAAAGCTGATGCACGTGAAGGTAAAGATGTAGCACACGTTAAGGCGCTTGATAAAGGCGGGTCAAACAAAAATGGATTGCGAATTGAAAGTGCAGCAAAGAACCGTTCGTTTAAGCGTGACTCAAAAGGTAATTTGGTTTCAGAAGTTAGTAAGAAAGAACGCAAGAGATAATACGCCGCAGTTAGGCATGAGTGTGCGGCGGGGGGTGGCTTTGGAAGTTTGCTTGACCCATTAACCATGTCAGTTGGGCGGTGCTTACAAAGTTTTCCGACTTCTCCGGCGCGTTAGGCTCAACCGACTTACCCCCGTAAGGGGTAATTAACAGTCAAGGATAATCGTGGAAATAGTTCAGAACAGTGCAGTAAGATTGAAGTTAGATGTAGAGTCAGCACAAGCAGCATCGCGTAATATAACCAAGAGCGAGATAGTAGACGTTGATGGTGATTATGCCGATCTACTTGTGTACTGGGGTCTTGAAGAGATGCAAGCCCTCGCAAGGATATATGACCATGATCAAATACCTTCTCCAATCACGCGAGACTATAAGTTTCCGGGCCTATACACTCCATTCAAACATCAAATTACAACTGCAGCTTTTCTAACGCTGCGTGATCGCGCATTCTGTTTTAATGAAGCAGGCACAGGCAAGACCTCCTCAGTGATTTGGGCTGCTGACTATTTGATGACACAAGGTCTAGTCAAGCGTGTGTTGGTGATCTGCCCTTTATCAATTATGTACTCAGCATGGCAGGCTGATATATTTAAAACTGCTATGCACAGAAGCGTTGCGGTTGCCTATGGCGAAGCAAGCAGGCGTAAGAAAATCATCAGTGGTGCATATGAATTTGTCATTATCAATTACGATGGCGTGAACATTGTTCAAGATGAAATCCGTAATCTAGGGTTTGACCTAATTGTGGTTGACGAAGCAAACGCTTATAAAACAGCTACAACCAAACGCTGGAAAACTCTAGCGAAAATTCTATCCCCCTCTACGAGATTATGGATGCTCACAGGCACTCCCGCTTCGCAGTCCCCGCTTGATGCGTTTGGGCTTGCACGATTAGTATCCCCTGCGAATGTGCCGAAGTTCTTCACGGCTTGGCGCGATAGGGTGATGCAGTCTGTGTCTAGGTTTAGTTGGGTTCCGAGACCAATGGCTCGACAGATAGTGTATGACGCACTACAGCCCGCTATACGGTTCACAAAAGCGGAATGCCTAGACTTACCACCCCTTATGTATCAAACGCGCTTAGTTCCGCTTACCGCGCAGGCAAATAGATACTATAAGATTTTAAAGAGTCAGCTATTAGTTGAGGCAGCAGGAGAAGAAATTAGTGCAGTCAATGCTGCTGCTAAGTTAAGTAAGTTGTTACAAATTTCAGGTGGTGCTGTATACACCGATAAGCACGATGTAATTGAGTTTGACGTTAGCCCACGACTGAATGCGTTGATGGAGGTGCTAGATGAGACTGAACATAAGGTCGTAATCTTTGTGCCTTATCGACATACGATAGATGTAGTGGCCCGGTATCTAGTAGAGCAAGGAGTCAGCAATGAAATAATAAACGGAGATGTACCCGCAAGAGAACGGTCAGAGATCATCAACAGATTTCAAACCGCAGAGTTACCTAGAGTTTTAATTATCCAACCGCAAGCCGCATCACATGGCGTGACACTTACCGCTGCGAACACCGTAGTGTTTTGGTCGCCTGTCATGAGTGTGGAAACGTACCTACAATGCGTTGCCCGAATTGACCGAGTGGGACAGAAAAACAGCATGACTGTTGTACACCTACAGGGGTCAGAAGTGGAACGCAAGATGTACGAGATGCTTCAAGGCAAAGTTGATTCGCATGAGAAGCTGGTTGACCTTTACAAACAAACTATCGGAAATGAAAATGAATCTTGAAGAATTAGTACAAATATACTTGACAATACGTAGTGAACGTGAAAAGATACTCAATGAGTATGAAGCCAAAGACAAGGTGCTAAAGGAAGAGCTGTCAGTCCTAGAGCAGTCGATGCTTTCAATCTGTAATGAAACCAATGCTAATAGTATTAGCACCCAAAACGGAACAGTGATTCGCAAGATGAACGAGCGTTTTTACTGTAACGATTGGGACAACTTTAAGAAGTTTATCTTGGAACATCAGGCAATTGATTTATTTGAGCGCCGTATACACCAAGGCAACTTCAAAGAATTTATGTCGGAACACAAAGAAGATGGTCTACCCCCCGGCGTAAATGTGATGCGAGAGTTTGGCATCACCGTACGTAAACCTACATCAAAATAGTCTAATCAAGTTAAAGGAAATAAAATGAGTAACGATCTAATCACCCTGCTGTCCCAAAACACATCACTCACCGTAGACGGTCTCGACGAAGACACGCTTGCTGTTGCAGGCGGTTCGGGGCGTGGTGGTGCGAAGCGCATCTCTATTAAGGGCGGTGTGTTCCGCAAGTATGCAGGCGGCAAAGAAGTCGGAGCAATTGAAGACCGTCATATGAACGTGATCTTCGTCAAGATGGCACATAAAGCATCGCGTCAGTTGTATATGCAAGGCTACAAAGAAGGCGAGAAGGTAAGCCCTGTTTGTTGGTCGAGTGATTCAGACGCGCCTGACGCAGAGGTTAAGAACCCTCAAGCTAAGTCTTGTAATGAGTGCCAGCATAGCGTCAAAGGTTCAGGCGATAACGGTGTTAGCACCAAGTGCAAGCTGTCATGGCGCACTGCTGTAGTATTGCCTAATGATCCCGCAGGCGATGTGTTGCAGTTGGTCCTACCACCTACCTCGTCTTTCGGTAAAGAAGATAATGGTCGTTGGCCTTTCCGCCCATACATTCAGCATTTGGCAGCTAACAACGTCAGTGCAGGGCGCGTTATAACCCGTATGGCGTTTGACACTAAGTCACCTGTGCCGAAGGTTATGTTTTCACCTGACAGCGCAACACCTGATGATGTGTTAGCTATTGTTGCTCGCCAAGCTAAGAGTCCCGCTGCTGAAGCTGCTATTAAAATGAGCGTCTTCCAAGCTGACACTAGCGGCAACGACGATGGTGGGTTTGAAACTGTTGTGAAAGAAGAAGAGCCTGTCAAGCGTGAATCAAAGCCAGCCGCAAGCGGTGACGCCGAGAAGAACGTTGTTGACGTTATGAAGAAATGGTCTAAGAAATAAGGAGCAGGAATGCCACGGACATACAGTGAAAAGTTTTTGATTGCAATGCACCAAGGTAACCCTAGGCGTATCGGGGTTTTGCTCGCTAAGTCTTGTGTCAAAGCGAATTTACCAGCCAAGTATGTAGCGGTTGCGTTAAATGTTTCTCGCATGTCATTGTACAGTTGGTTCCGTGGCAGACCTATCCGTGAAAAGAACGAGCATATTGTCGAGGTGTTTATTGATCTTGTAGAAAAAGACATGAAGGATGGTGTCTTACCCGCAAAGAATACCAATGCCGCAAGGGAATATATCGAAGAAATGATCGGTAAGAAATTGCAGTAAAGATAGGGGGTGTCATGCCCCCTAACCCAAACACCAAAGCGTGAGCGATCACGCTTTTTTAGACTCTACTCAAGAAATGATAAAACAATTTTATGAGAAGGCGTTGCCAACACAGGGCGTCTACTGTGTTACCGGTATTGATCCGGCATCAGGGGCAACAAGGAATAGATTTACAGACACATTTGACGGCATATTTGAATTAGTTGAGGATTTCAAGAAAAGAAAACAAAATATATTTATAGCAGTAAGTACCTTCGATGAGTTTAGTCGCAAGGCTAAAGATGCTCTGTTCTGTAGGTCGCTGTTCATTGACTTAGATGTAGGTGCAGACAAGGCAGCAGAAAACAAAGGCTACGTCGATGCCGAAGCTGCGCTCATTGCACTTAATAAATTTATTGATGAAAGCGGGTTACCCGAGCCTGTGCGCGTTAGTTCGGGGCGAGGTGTTCATGCGTATTGGTTGCTAGATGATGATGTGCCAGCAGAAGAATACTTGCCTGTTGCTCAGTTATTTAAAGAGTATTGCACACCCAAGGTGTTCTGTGACCCTGCGGTGATGGCAGATATGGCACGGATCATGCGCTATGCGGATTCGCTCAACTATAAGACAGACCCGCCATCACCCACAGGGTTGATCAGTACGGAATTACGTACGTATCCGTTCTCGTTCTTCAAAGAGTTTCTTGGTAGTAGTGAAGAAGTTGCACCTGTTAAAGATGTTCTTGCAGCAATACCAAAAGGCTTAGACGAAGACACTAAGGCTTTCAAGAAGTTGGACAACTTCAAGTACAACTTCAGAACTATTGTTATTAAGAGTCTTGAAGGCGAAGGTTGCAGACAGATTGCAGAGGTAGCAAACAACCCACAGAACCCACCGTACTCATCATGGACTGGAGCATTAGCAGTTGCTATACGCTGTGAAGATGGTGAAGAAGCCATTCAATTAATATCCGAGGGACACCGTGACTACACACCAGAAAAAACAATCGCAAAAGCCAATTCTTTTGAATCTATCCGAACATGCGCGGGGTTTGAGAGAGACGAGCCAAGTCTCTGCGAAGGATGTCAGCATAGAGGAAGAATTACAGGACCCATTGAGCTTGGAAGAGAGTTTATACCTGCCCCAGCCGCGCATCAGGAGAACACAGTTTGGGAGAAATCGGATACCAAAAAGCTTCAGGAACTTCCGGGATTCTTAGCCCCTTTTGTGCGTGGCATTAATGGTGGTATCTATTACGTAGCTAAACCTGAATACGATAAGGAGACAAAGAAGAAGTCACAACCCGATCCTATTTTATTTCTTACGCATGACCTATGGCCTGTACGTCGGTTGTATAGCCCAACCGATGGCGAATGTTTGTTGATGCGCCTAGAACTACCGCACGACCCTGCGCGAGAATTTCTCTTGCCAGTTGCTCAATCTGCAGAAGATACACGAAAGATGATTGTGGCTCAAGGCTCACCATGTGAACCTAAGCAGTCGACGTTACTCTATAGCTACATTACTAAATGGAATCAATACATGATTAACGTATACAAAGCGGATCAAATCCGCACACAAATGGGTTGGACAAAGAAGATCGACCCCGAAGATGCAAACCAGAAATTAGAATTTGTAATAGGTAACAAAGAAATAAATGAAAATGGTGTTGAAGTTGAATCTGCAGCATCACCTATGGTGCGCGGTCTTGCAAAACATTTAGTACCCGCAGGGACATACAAGAAGTGGCGTTGGTGCGTTGATCATTTAAACCAACCGAATCTTGAACTGCACGCATTCGGTATGTTCTGTGGCTTTGGCTCTGTTCTAATGGAGTTCACTTCCACTGCAGGGGTTACAGTTTGCTTTCATGGTTTATCAGGCTCAGCAAAGACAGGTGCTATGTATGCAGGGCTTAGCGCGTTCGGTAATCCAAAGGACTTGAGTGTATTTGACTCAACCGACAACGGCTTGATCGGTAGATACCTTGGGTTGCATAACCTGATGTTTGGGATTGACGAGATTGGTGACAAGAAGATTGAGATGATTGCTGCACAGATTCATCGTGTGTCGCATGGCAAAGCCAAGATCAGAATGCAAGGGACTGTAAACGCAGAGCGTGAGTATGAGTTGTTTGCTTCACTTATTCAAATGCTAACTACCAACCACTCAATCTATACAAAACTTGTTGCATGGAAGAACAGCCCAGTCGGTGAGGCAGCTCGCCTAATAGAGTTTGAGATTAAAGTACCACCACAGTTGCAAGGTCCGGTAGGTAACGCGCTAGGCACACAGATATTTCACCCGTTGAATTTTAATTATGGTCACGCTGGGCCAATGTTTATTAAAGAGTTGTATCGCCTAGGAAACACAAAGATAGCTGAAATTATAGATAAGTGGGGTACACGTTTTGCTGCTGACTTTGGCGACACATCATCAAACCGATTCTTTAGAAACTTGATCAGTGCTACGTTTGCAGCAGCAGAGATTTGCATTGCCGCTGATATATTCTTTGTTGATATTGATCGGGTGTATAACAAAGTATTACATGAGATGATCGACATTCGTGACAACGTAGCGCCCAAGAATGCAGTTGACTACCCATCAATACTTAATGAGTATATCAACAAGAACATTCAAAACATTCTTGTGTTGGATGGCGACTTAGTAAGGAATCAACCACGCAACGAACTAGTCGCACGATTTGCTACCGAAGAGAACGTACTGCAAATATCAGTCACGCACTTTAAGAAGCACCTCGCTGAGCTGCAAGTAAGTTCTGCGAACTTTGAACGTGAGATGAAAGATACTTACATAGATGGCGACAAGAGTAAACCTCGGTTGATTGGTAGTTACAGGAGTCGTTTAGCTAAAGGATGGAAAGGCAATGCTGGTGGCGGTAACGTGTGGTGTTATCACTTTAACCCTGAATCACTAGAAGATTTCTTCTTACCGCACAATGACACCCAACCAAATACTTGAACCTGACTGGTTGTTTCCTTTTGAACAAATGCGCGTAGGGGATAGTTTTTTTATCCCTACTCTACGCCCTGCTGAGTTGATCTACGCTATAGATACTGGCGCAAAGAACGCTGGCATTAAAGTTAAGTCTTTTGTTGCAAGTAAAGACAATTACTTTGGTGTCAGGTCTTGGCGCGTATCTTAGGGTTTAATGTCGTAGGCTTTAAACGTCTCGATGATGTTGTGCTTGATTAAGTTTTGTTGGAGAGTGATCATCTTAACAATTGATTCACGTTCTTTAGGCGATAAACCTTCCATCAAACGATAGTTCTTAGCTTCAGTACGCAGACGTTTGAGTTCACCATTGACCATAGTATTGAATTGTTTAACTATCGCCTCATCAAACGGAAACTCCATCTGGTACTTCATCATCGCCTGTGGGTCACCCTTAAACATATTTATTTTTTGTTCTTTGGCTAAGATTTGTTTTTCAACAGATGTGAACTCTCTTGAGTCTACGTTCGAGCGAGTACCAAAGAAAGAGTTAGCCAATGGCAGATCAGTCTTAGCATTAAATTCTTTTCTGCCAGCGGCAAGATCAGTTAAACCATACCCGGTTTCCGCAAGGCGCGACACACCATCAGCATAACTATTAGCTAAGAAGTAAAGACTGTTTGGACTCCAATCAATTGCACCGTTAGTAGTTTGTGCAAGCATACGTGACAAGTCTTTATAAATTTGAGGAACATTGTCACCACCCACATAAGCATCACCAATGCGCCGGTTAGAGTCGTTATAAATACTTTGACCAAGACCATTCTTATTTAACGCAAACTCTAAGATAGGACGCACAGTGCTTGGTGCAATTGAGTCTAACGCGAAGTTAAGTGGGTCTTCTGTTGGGTTCATCTTTGATACAGGGATCGGGATGAATGAGTCTAATGAAATCTGCAGCGCAATGTTAGCTGCTGCGTCAGCCATAGTACTCTTACCATTTAAAATAGCCGCTATCTGCGCCCCTGAAGCAGCAAACGCGCCAAGCCCGAAGCCCCAAGGAATTTGGAACACAACGTCTTTACCCAACCCTAATCCGTCAGGTAGATGGAACCGCGCATAGCGCGACCACTGTTGCATGTTGTCAGTTTTAGTTTTGTTACGCCCAAGTTCATCATCAGGCGACATGGCTGCAGACATAAAGTACGCCATCATGCCTAACCCAAACAACGAGCCAGCCATAATCCGTGCATTCTTTTGTTGTTCTTTATAATTCTTAATAAACGCATCTCTTTGTACTCTAGCTTCTGGCGTTGCACCAATTTGTATAGACTGAGGAAGTCCTTGCATAGCAGATTCTACTGAGCGTAAAGCTGGTGCTAATGCCTCAATTGCACGAACAGCGCCTGTTGCAGCGGGTCTAAAGAACATATAGAACGCGCCCATTGTCTTGCCTAATTGCCCAACTTGTTCAAAGTTAGCGAGGTCTTTAGCGTATGCTGCTGCCTTGGTGCTTGCAGTCTTTTCATCCATATTGTCTGCCATAAAACTACTTTTGGCGACGCCGTAGGCGGATGCACGGCTTGCAAGTTCAAACATGTTTGTCCAGATGTCAACGAACTTGTCAATTTGATCTTTTGTTTTCAGAATACCACTACGCCCGATCTCTTTATGTAGGGCTTGGAAATTTGACTTTAATGCAATACCTTCAATGTATGTGACCAGACCACCTTCTGTAATGTAGTCCACCATGTTTTTTACAAATGGATCATTTTTGGCAAGGTTAGCAATACTTTTATGATCACGGCGAGCATACAGCGCGGCAACTTGCATTGCTTTACCTAACCCACCATTAGCTACTTGTGCAGAAATGTCACCAATAAAAGCCAACGATTTCATCGGGCCAAGTTCAGCACCCATCGTGAAAGCATTGGTAAGAATATCTCGCACGAAGTTCATCGGACCAAACGCATAGTTATAGCGTGTGTGGAACTGACCAATGGTACTTGTGACGTTGTTTGCAAACTCAACCAACGGATTGACCGCTTTGTACGTGCGACGAATAGAGTTAAGCAGCGAGTTATTTTTGTTATCACCTGTAAATTTAATTACTGTTATTTCACCGTTTTCAGCATAATGAAAAATTGTATTTTCATTGGAGTCAATGCTGTAGCGTTCTTCAAACGGCACGGGTTTTTTATCGTAAGTAAAATTGGGTAATAAACCTTGATCAATTGCATTAATAATTGCTTGCGTAATGTTCTTACGACCAGCACGAAGAGCAGAGCGCGTTGCGTCTGACATACTCTGAAGTATTGGGTTATCAGCAACACTCTCACGACCACCCATCGCACCTTGTGGTTTTTGAACTTCACTACCCATACGCTTACTTGTAAAGTCAAGCATCTCGTCGGCTTTAGTTGCAGCCTTACCTTTTAAAGGTATATAGTTTTTAAACCCATAAAATTCAGCACGATTACTTACAGGTTTAGACCAATAGTTTGACTGAGTGTCAAGCATCTTAGTAGCATCATGCAAATCTTTAAGTGCCGCAGAAACTGCTTCAATCTCTGCGCGGTATGGGCTATTTTTAATTTCATCTAGACGCGCTTGGATAGTAGCTGGGTCAACACCCACTACGTTATAAACACGATTGTTCTTGTCAGTGTTTTTGTAATTACCATCTGTAGCTAGTATTCCTTCAGGACTATAGCCGGTTTCACTTACATGCCCATTCTTTTCATCTGTAAGATAGTTAAGTTCAACTCGCAACTGCCGTGCTTGAGCAGCGGTAAGTTTTGGATTATCTAACTCACCTTTTTTACCATTTTCGTGATCGCCAAGAATCTCAGTCCTACGGTCTGCAGCGGTAATCAGTTTGCCGTTTGAACGAACAACCTTAGCTTTATTGTCTAGCGGCACGATCATTATGTATTTAGCGTCACGGCGCTCAGGCTCATGCAAGGTCTCCATAATCATATGAAGTTTGATAAGAGCTTTATTAAGATCAAGTCCTGTCGCTTTAGCAAAACTATTAATTGCTGAATCCAATGCTTGCGCGGGGCCTGCTACGTGGCGTTCATATAAATCCTTAGCGCGACCTGACGACAACACAATGTGTGTATACACGTTATTAAACTTTTCACTTAAATCATAAACAATTGCCTTAGCTTTATCTAAATTATCTTGCCATGATTTAATTGGATAACGATCGTTTTGAAAAAGTGTAGCAATATGCTGCCAACCTTTAGCAGTTGTAAACAATTTGCGCCAGTATCCGCTTTCGCGTCCTTTGATCTTTTCTGAAGGCTCGTACTCTGCATCGCTTGCAGCGTCTTTGTCAATACCAATCTCACCAGTACGCAATGGAGCTGGTGCTTTCTTAGTTTGTTGTGGTGCTTTACCTGCTGCACCAGCAGCGGCAGCGGCAAGAGGCGATACGTCAATCCCTGCTTCAGGCACAGCTAGGATTTGATTAAAAATCTCGGACACTTCAAGCAGCAAGTTACCCTCAAAACCTTTTTCTCTAGATAACAATGCACTTTTAGATACTTTGAACCCCTGTTCTTTTTCAGTGACTTCTGTTTGTTTGCCGGGGACAAACTCACCTACTTCAGTTTGAGTAAGACCTTGCTCATCTACAAGGTCTCCAATATTTTCGTAAAACGTTTCTTTAGCAGTAGGACTCATCCCCTCTGAAAACGCTGGCACTAATTCCGGTCTTACTTGAAGTGTTTTACCTTTGCCAGTAACTAACCCATATAAGTTAGCTAGTGCGCGTGTTAGCTCATACCAAGCGTTGCGTACTGCCGCGCCTAGTTCTGACATTGACGAATATTTGGATAAGTTACGCGATTGTATGTTTGCTAATTCACCTTGAAAACGCGGATCAGTTAAAGCATAGCTAACAAATTCATACAAGTTTTCATATGCGTTTTTATATTTTTTGCCAAGCCCTCTAGTATTTTTAGTAAAATCAAATATTTTTTGAAGATGGTCAAGCGCATCACGTTGCAATTGTGATAACGAAGAAGGATCATTAAGATACTGATAAATTAACTTAACCGTGCCAGCATGTACAACCTCATGCAACACTGTGGCTTCATCCATGCCTTCAGGCGTGAAATAAAACGTGTCGTCTTTTGGGCTGTACTCAGCTAGTTTGCCTTCTTTACGTAGACGTTGAATTACTGGGTTGTTTACATCTGTAATTACTGCTGAATTAAACGTCATGGTAGATAGCGTACGCGCTAAGTACCGATAAATACCAGCCGTGATATTGCCGTAAGTATCTGCAAGTGATGAGAGAAAAGATTCTGTAGTCTTATCTGTTTTTGGTACTTTTGTACCTTGAGCTTCGCCAGCAAGCATTTGCAGAATGGCGTTGATAGCTCTGTAATCGCCACTAGTAAGGGCGTCGCGCATTTTTTTAGTTAGCGGCTCACCTTTACCCATAGCTTCAGCTTCTTGGGCTTTACGTTTTTCATCTTCTTCTTGTGCGCGTTTTTGTGCAGCGGCTTCTCTTTGCCTGAGTTGTTCGCGTTCAGTAGACAAAACAGAAACGCCTTGAGTCTGCAGTACTTGTTGCACTGCTTTTAAAGCAGCATCTTGTTGCGCAGGTGCATTAGACGTAACTATATCTGTATAAACTTTTTTAGCTTCTGGTGGTAAATTATCCCAATGTGGGAAATTAACATTGTATTTTTCGTAAGCTTCATTACGTTGCTCATCATAACCATTAACAATTATTTGCTCTGTAGGCGTAATTCTTTTTTGCCCATAACCAGCACCACGCCCATGCTCTTCTTTATAATCAGCTAATTCTTTAAGTACAGTAGTGTAATCCGCTGCAGATGCGTTGGTTCGTAATCGTTTTACTAAAAAATCTTTTTCATCAGAATCTAAATTAGTCCACTCAGGTAAATTAATAGGCTCTTCTTGCGCTGCAAGTTCTTTTCTTGCTGCATCATATTCATATATAAAATCTTGAGTAGCTACACCTTTAAGATTATCAACATAACTACGTAAAAGATTGTTTATTTCTTGTAGTGTTACCGGTTTTCCTTCTTCTCTTTTTATTTTTACGCCAAGCCCTTCAGCAACCTCTACAGCTTGTTTAAGCGTAGGTGTTTCACCCTTATCAACAGCGTCAATATAATCAATAGCTTTTTGTTCGGCTGGTTTAAGTGCGGGGGTAGCAACTTTAGGTAGCTTTTGCCCTTCTACTTCTTTAAGAGCCTCGTCTAAAGTTATTTCTTCTTCTTTAGTTTGCTGGAAACCACCTGCAATAGCTTCTTTCTCTGCCTCCGCAGTCTCGCCTTCAGTTTTTTGTTGGACTACAGGAGCAAACCCTTGCTCAACCGCAGTCGAAGGTTTTTCAGGTACAGCTTCAGTCTGCGTGATATTAATGCGACCAACAGCTTCTCTGATACGATTTAATGTATCTTCTGGTTTAGCCCGTTTAGAAACTTCTAGCCCAAGGTCTCTTGCAATTTTATTTATTTTGCGAGTATCAGTAGGCACGCCACCAGCATCAACTGCTTTAACTAAATCAACAGCAGCTTGTTCTGTAGCGGTGTATTCTCTAGCGGGTGTTGTAGCTTCAGGTGTTGTAGCTTCAGGTGTTGTAGCTTCAGGTGTTGTAGCTTCAGGTGTTGTGGCTTCAGGTGTTGTGGCTTCAGGTGTTGTAGCTTCAGGTGTTGTAGCTTCAGGTGTTGTAGCTTCAGGTGTTGTGGCT